TTAAAGCGACGTATCAATGCGGATTGCGGTCATTCTCAAAGCCCTTAAGCTCTGTGAATGACCGCAATCCGCATTGATACGTCGCTTTAAGCATCGCCTTGTTGCCCTTTACCTCTTGACGAGTGTAAAAGACGTTATCGACAGGAAATGTCTCGACTTGCGGCGCATCGCTTTCGGGTATCTGAGTACCGCGAATGATTTCGTCCGTGCCTGCTTGGTCGTACACTTTTGGGATTAGCTTGAACTGCGCCCCGCATTCATCGCAGTAGCGTGCCGAAGCATGGTTATAGCCACCGCAGCCTATAGCAACGCCAAACTCAGGCTGTACCAGCTTTTCAGTCTCACAAATCTTGATCGGCGCAACGCCGCCCTTGTCGCCTTTACGCTTCGGAATAACCGGGTCGTTGATCGGGCCTAGACGCGGCACATTGCCTACAAAGTCAAGCCCTCTGCAATTGATTTTCACATGACCGCAAAGACGCGCATAACGCTCTTGCTGCTTTGGAGATAGCTTGAACCAGTCGAAAGGCCGCGTTCCACGTCCCCACTTTTGTACATGCTTGCCAGTCGAAGTTGTTAGCTGAATATCGGCAATCAAATCTAGAAACGGGTTGTTGATGCCTACAGTTAGCACGTTTTGGTTTACTGCAAACGCGACTTCGTTAGCAAGCCATGCTAGAATATTAGCCGTGCGTTGCTTAGGCGACATTTTGGAATGCACGCCAACTGTAGGCAAACCCATCGCGTTCAAAATCGCAACAGCTTCGTCAACATGCTTGACCGAGCTAACAAACACCAAGCCAGAACGGCGCTTTTCATGTAGGAACCATGCAACTGTTTCACGCAAAGCAGGCTCTAGAATGTGCTGCGCATCAACCGCGCGCTCAACTTCCGACTGCACGAAATCGCCGTTGCTAATATGAATTCCGGTGCTATCTAGCTTAATATCAGTAGGGCGGGCTACTACAGGTGCAAGATAGCCTTCTTCAATCAAGCGATTAAAGTTCTCGCGCGAAGTGCAATCGTAAATCACATCATCAAATAGGCCACTATCGGTAATCATACCTTGGCCTAGACGATAGGGCGTGGCCGAATAGCCTATTACTTTCATATTCGGATTTATCGAACGCAGCTTTTCAATTGTAAATTGATAGCGCGTATCATCATTAGGCGAAACTAGATGCGCTTCATCAATAAAGCAAAGATCGCGCCAACCAAACATTTCGACGCAATTAGCTACCGATTGAATAGAGCCGTAAATAATGTCGTGCGCGGTATCTTTACGCTTAAGCCCAGCCGAGAATACGCCTACAGGTGCATTAGGCCAAATATCGCGCATAGTTTGCGCATTGCCATCGACTAGCTCTTGCACGTGCGTTAAGTTAATAAACCGCTGGCCTGCAAACATTGACATAAAACGGCGCTGCGTTTCAGCCATGGTGAAGCTCTTGCCGGTGCCCGTTGGCAAGGCAATGACGCAATTACCCTTGTTGCCTTGTGAGTAATACTCCAAAGGCGCGGCAATCGCTTCTTCCTGAAACCACCGCTTTTCGTACATTATTCCACCTTATGAATATAAACGCCCTTAGCGGCAGCTTGCTTACACATATTAGCGGTGCCATTTCCTCCCGGAAAGGCAACTACAGCGTCAATTGGCGAGCAATGCTCAAGCATCCATCCGTTGCGGATAGAGCCCGCCGCTTTGCCATGCGTTGACCACGGAGCCCTTACACGTAGGCAGCAAATGCCGCGCGTCTCGCACCATAGCTCCGCTAGGCCGTCTGCACCTTTCGCGCCGCCTTGTATAACTACCGTTATCGGCTTCGCAGCGTGTATCGCGTCTAGCTCTGCGAACAAGCGGACTTGATCGCTATAATCTCGCCCGCCTGTTACTAGGATGCGCATTAGTTAGGCAACTGCATATCGCGTGGCGGATAACCGGCTTTAACCGAACCTTCGCGGTAAGGGCGCCAAGCTTTGTCGATAACTTGATTTAGCCAAGTTGGACGCTTTCCGCTATGCTCAAGACCATGTTCATAAATGTATCGCAATGCCATTTGCATTTGCTCTAATTCGTCGTGTGGCATATTTCCTCCATCTATTTAGCAACCTACCCCTAACCGCCATTCGCCTAACTGTCAAGGGTTAAAGCCGCTTATACGCTTCAAGCGAACGCTTGCCAAGCGCCGTAACAACATAGCCATAGCTAGGATTAGTACCCCAGCGATAGGCAAGACAACCCTTGCGAACAAGCCCGCGAGGCGAACCATTGCGCGGATTGGCAAGATAAGCAGCCTGTGCCTCTGTAAGCTTTACCGTGTTCATCATATTCTCCATCGTTTGATGGAATTTATCTAATAGCCAAACCTAACCCTGTCAAGCCCTAAATCACACTTTCCCATTGATCGCACGCTTTAGGCCAAAACTCTTTTGGTATGACTGCACCATGCAAGTTACAATGCCATTCGCCATTTGCAACAGGAACACTATTGCGGCACGATCTGCAATTAACCTCAGGCTTCGCGCCATGATGGCAGACATCATTGGCGAAGCAGCCTTTGCACAGCCAGAAAGTAGGGTTTGCCGATACGCGCTTAGGCGGCTCTTTCGTATAGATAATATCCTTTGCGCGCGCCTCTTTGCGCTCGCATTCCTCAAACGATAATTCTTCAATCTCTACATGGATTGTGTCGTCGTTCTTATTGATTGAGAGGTACAGAACGTGCTTAATTGAAAGCTTCGCACCGTAAATACTATTCTGGCTGAAATGCTCGGGGTGAACCTTCTTAACGCCTTCCGCGCAAAGCTTGTTAAAGCCTGAGCCCGTGCCTTTGGTTTTGTACTCAAGCAGGATAGGCCCGTCGCCATAGATTTCGGCAAACCATGAAGGCCCTTTAGCGATGCCATCAACAGAGCCGCCGAAATGCCCGTCAACTCCACTTACACGAAACTGCTTGCCGTTTTCGTCAACGTCCCAAACCGTAAAGCCGATGCCGCGCAGCCATTCCGTAAAGCGTTCTTCCTCGCGATGACCGCGATTAAATAGGCGGTACATGCGGCCTGAAAAGTTAGCAGGCGCTAGCCACCGGAACGTTGCCCACAGTTGGAAGTCACACTCTTTGCCGATAATGCTTGCCCCCAAATGCGAGCGGTGCCCATCATTGTAGGCACGTTGGCAGTAGTTATCAATCTCGGTAGAGACGCGGCTTGCAAGCTGGCGACGGGTTTCAGCGTCCATTAGAAACAAAACCAAGCAGCGCACTTAGTGCATTTTACACCCCCGCCGCCATAGAAATTTGAATAGATAATACCATCGCAACCGGGGGTAGCTCCGTAAAGCTGGTCCAAAGGATGATTGCTGGCCTGCACGTCTTTACAAACATTGCTACTAGAAGGTTTTGCAAAAGTTTTAGTCTGTTCCATACAACCTCCATCTAATTTGGTCCGGGCGGCGGGAGTCGAACCCGCGATGTGTCATTAACCGTGTCCGATTTTAAGTCGGATGCCTTTCAACCAGCTTGGCCACGCCCGGTTTGTTCTAAACCATCAAAAGTAAGGCGATGCAACCTGTCCGCTGTTGCGCTAAGAGGGGAAGCACGGCCAATTCCCATCGCCTTACATTTCATGGTAGTCGGGGCCGAAGCCCCGGCTATCATTTACTTGCAAAAGCGCCGCTCAAGTTCATCGATAAGCGGGTTCAGCCAGCTTTCGCGATAAATGCGGGTCTGCTCCCTGCAAAAATCTTCAACACTTGGCATATTCTTATTAACTTGTTCATGCCAGCCTACATTGTAGGCAACTTCAATTTCGTTGTAACCGACGCTGAAACTTTCCATATTTGCATACTTGCGAATTTCACGCAGAAGCTTTGCCTTGCTCCATTTCGTGTGATCGCTCGACATATCGTTATAGTGCGCCATTTCTATTCCTCCATCGTTCTAACAACACCCTTTTAACCGCTTCACCTAACCTTGTCAACACTTAATTCAAAAATAATTGGCGACCCCGGCAGGACTCGAACCTGCAACATCAAAGATAGAAGCTTCGTGGCCTATCCAGTTGGCCTACGGGGTCGCAATTATGGTACTCGCATTAGGATTTGAACCTAAATCAACCCGTTATGAGCGGGCGGCTTTAACCGTTAAGCTATGCGAGCCCGAATGTTGCATACGTTCGCGCCTAGGTATGCAAGCCGAGCATTCACCGAACTAGGACGGAGGAGAACTAAAATTCGGTTGCGAAAATAAATACGGTTCGCGGAGCAATAAGACGACCTATCCCAACCGTTCTAAACTAGCGCGTCGTTCGCCAATTCAGCATTTCTGTAGGCACCTAGGGCACGATAAGATGCCTACAGATTATGGGGTACAACTTTTTCTCTGCCGTGATTTAAATTATAACCGTATTTAAATTCAGCATTGCGCCTAGCATTATAAGCTTCATCGAAGGTCGCGTGAGTTCCTAAACCTTTAGCTTTACCTCCGATACTAATAAATGCATAAAACATTCCACTAGGTCTAATTCTAATGCCCGTGTATCCGCTTGTATTATTTTTAGGCGTAGACCTATTTCTATTACTTCTAACAATATCTACATTTGTAAGATTTTTCCAACGATTATTCTGCGGATTGCCATCTTTATGGTCAACAATTTCAGGGTCTTCGCCTGTCATCCATTTCCAAATAACACGATGTTTTCGAACATCTTTCTTTAGCAATTTGCCTTCAAAATAACCTTTTTCTGTAATTTTTGTAAAAGCTTCTTTGCCAATCATTGAAGGCCAAAAGCCTTTCATATTAGACCGCTCCCGCCACGTTAGAGAACCTGTTTCCGGGTCATAGTCTAGAAGTTCGCGTAAGATATTCTGTGGCGGTAGTGGCATTTCAAACTACCTTAAGAATTCCAAGGGGCGGCACCGCCTGCATTAGCGGGAGCCGCAGTGCCCCCGCCCGCACCCCACGGAGCCCCGCCAGCAGGCGCAGCACCGGCACCCGGAGGCGGGCTTGCCCATTCCGCCTTAGGCTGTTCAGAAGGGCTCGGGGCCGGAGTAGCGGCAGGGGCCGCATTGGCAGGCGGCGGGCTCGCAGTCGGGGTTGCCGCACCATTGCCGTTTCCCGTTCCATGCTTCGTGCCGTTATTGCTGTCCCAATCCTTGACTTTGCTCTTACGGGTCTTAACCACTTCGGTCTTACCGTTCGGCGTATATTCTTCTTCCACAACCTCAGTCTTGACCCAAAACGGCTTATTGCGAAGGTTCGACGCATGATTGTCAACAGGCTTAAACTCGCCAGTTGCATGGCAGTATGCACTAAACTGGCGCTGCCCGATTTCCTGCGCCTGTGGCTTTTCGTGGAAGACGTTGATAAAGTCGTCAATCGTCTTGCCGGTGTTCGGGCCGCTAACAGCCTTGAGATACAGCGTAAGACCAAAGCCGTTCTTGTTGCCGTTCTCTGCGCCCTTGCTGTCCGCAATTACACACTGCGTCCAGCCCGGTTCCCAAACTTCACGCCCAGCCGCTGCGGGCTGTACATCCTGCCAGTTTACACCGGCGAATACGTTATTCATATCCATTATAACTAACTCCTAAATCTGTTTAACGCGACCACACATCATACTTGCCGCCCGAGCCATTCCAAATTTGCTCGGCCAAACGGTTCCATAGCATTTTACTATTAGCTTCTTCCGTCTGGCTCCTATCATACACCATCGGAATATCGTCTGTCAAATTATATCTGTTCTTTGCCGTGAAACTAGGCTGCTTTTCTACTGACAAAACATGCCCTTGCCCTGCATCCATAGCTTGGCTGAACTTTTCGCCCTTTGATACAAGGATTGGCTTACGAAGCAAACCAATCATATCCGCGCGCTGTTCTAGATATTCTCTAGGGCCATACGACTTGGCGTTCTTGGGGCTGTAGAGTAGCAAAGAAGTCTTATCAAATTCTCCTACAGTTGGATCAACTACACGCTCGGTAAACGTATGGCACGTAATAATATGATTGGTGCCTACATTTATAGCTAGCTGATCGCACTTTTCCAGAAACTCGCCAAAGCGGTCGCGAGCCCATGCGTAAGCCTTACCGTATGCCCCATGCGCAGTTTCCATAGTCAGCTTGTTAGCAAGCTTCTTGCCCGCAAGCGCGTCAGGATCATTGCGAATAGTGAAGTCAAAAAGCAATCGCTCCATCGCCGTAGCGCTGTCCCAAACGATAGAGCCGGGAATAGGCTTACCTGCCTTGGCTACTGCAATAAGTTCGTCCAACAGGCCGATAATGGTTTCCCACTGCGTAACCAGCGGAAGCGAGTTAGTCCGCGTGCCGCCAATCTCTGTAGGCACGTAAAGGCGGTTCGGCGCACCCGAAGCAAGCGTTGATTTGCCGATACCCTCAGAGCCCGCAATGACAATAATTTGTCCTGTTGGCTTTGGGTTTGGCTGCATGGTTGCTAGGTAGCTCATGACTTATAGCCCGGTAAGAATTGAACGCCAGCGGTGTTAACCTTAGCCGGTCGCCATACATGGCCGCAATGCTGACAAGCGTGAGTATGATGCGGCTTTTCTGCAAATGGGCCTTCGTCAATATGCCTGCCATTGCACATAGGGCAGTGTAAAATCATAGGAATGATATAATCATCCGCTAAGCTGGTTTGTTCTATCAAAGCGAAACGCCTTCTACTTCCAGCACCTTAATTGTAGGCACTGTGGTTAGCCATTCGGTTCCGAACTTTTCGCAAATGCGAATATAGCCGGAGCCATGCTTAAGATAATGCTTATCAGCGCGCTTATAGAGTTCACACTGACGATTAGTAGCGCCGAAGCGGCACCATGCTAGCGCGTCATCGATCTTTGTAATGTGTTCCATTAGCGGTTGAACCTTTCGCCTAGCTTATGCATGGTTTGCGGAATAGCGCCAGTTTCAAGCAATGCAATAAACCGCGCTCTAATGCTAGCAGGCACATGCTCAATCTTGCCCACAGTGTATCCCATAAATTCGATACGGTCGCCGATGATTTGTAAATCGCGGTGCATTAATTATCTAGCCTTTCATCAATAGCGCGATAACACAACTCTAAAGTTGCTTCATTACCGCATCTTCCATCTTCGGGGCCATCATAATCGTCGTGGATATAGTCGTAGCCCATAAACCACCCCGCATCTATACCGTAACCACGATATGATTGGGGCAATTGCTCTCCACGATCAGGCCAGTTCCCGCACGAAACGTCAACATGCTCAAACAATGTAGGTACTTCACGTCCGCATGTTGGACAATTAACCATCATCCTACGCTCCATCCGGCTTAACCAACTCAATAACCGGCAAACCCGGTGTAGTGGTAAGCACTTTGTCGATAATAGTCTTATACCCTTCCGAAAGCTTGCCGTACTCGCTAATCGAAAGTTCAGGCTTCCACTTAACCAAACGGTCAGCGATGAACGGGCCTTCGTTGCCTAGTGCAGCGATTTCGTCCAAAGCCGCCCGCGTGTTAGCATCCAGCTTGTAGCTAATAGGCCGCTTTGCCTTAAGCTTGTAGCCGTTGCCAAGTTCCTTGGTGTGCTGCTTGCCTAGCTCTGCTTCGGCGAAGTCCTGCCCCCAAATCATGCCCCGCAATTCAGCGTCGCGAGCCTTCCAGAATGCGGCCTGTTCGGCTGCTTTCTGTTGCTCTAGGATTAGTTCGTCGCGGGTCATTACCGGGGCACTCCGCTAAGGAAAGCGCGAGCGGCGTCAACCGCGTCGCTGCATTCATCGTTGCGCGTTTCATCGTAAACGGAATGCCTAAGCAAATTAACAATAACTCGCTTCGCTTCCTTCATTCGACTTTCATACATTGCCAACTGCGTTTCCGCGTTAGGCGTATGATCGTGGCCGCACTCTCTAATCATCTTACTTCCTCCATCGTTAGCTTAGTGTAGTTGTGAAAACTATGCGTCATGCGCTTTGTTCGTTCGGCTCATGGCCTATCACAACTACACTAAACCGCCTAATCGCACTAGGCTATTAGTGGCGGGATATAGCGCCCGCCTTTCGCTGTTAGACAACTTCCGCTGCCATAATCTTAGCAACTTCGCGCCGCGCCGAAGCGGTAGCGCCTTTGGCTAGCGTTTCATACTCTGAAACAGGATGATCAAAATCAATTTGGTCCCACTTGGTGCGACGGTAAATTGATACAATTGCAATATCTTGAAAGCGACTAACGAAAGCGGAATATTTCTCACTTCCAGGGTTCTTAATTGCGATTGCGTTATCGTACATCCTAGCCTCCATCTGCTCTATAACCCCTTCTCGCACGGTCAATTGATAGTGTCAAGCGAAAAAGTTAGGGGGATGCGAATTATTTTAACCCTGTCGCCAGCTAACTAGCGGAATAGGCAAAGCATCTAAAACAGGTGCGATTGAGTTAATATAAACCGCCCACGCTTCTGCCATCTTAGCATTGCCTACAATGGTTATTTCAATGCGCTCATTAGGGCGGTTAGGCGAGCCGTTAGCGTTTCGTCCGTAAGTTGCTGCTATAGCTTCGCGCGTAATAGCACACTTGCCGCATGTATCAAAAACGCCTTCGCTAATCTGCCAACCGCATGTAAATTCATGTAGGCAATTTGCCTGTAGATCGTTCATGCCTCCAACACCTTTCGTTCGCCCTCCAAATCACGCTCAACCGCCTGCACGCTATCAAACTTCTCAGGATAGCGCTTACGCAGCTTCGCAATGTTACGTTGCATTTCGGCATCAATCGTTGTGTCAAGTGCATCGCAGGCAATAGCAATGTACCATAGCAAATCACCTACTTCCTCGCGTAGATTGACCAAATCCAACGGCTTGCCGTAGAACAAATGCTTTTTGATAGGGTCAAGAAATTCGCCTGCTTCTGTTGCCATGCCCATTGCGGCGTGTAGGAGGCGGTTATAATCGGTTCGGTTTTCGCCGTCTTCGCAGATATAGCGCGGTCCCAAAGGGCGCATGGCACTCTCAGTCCGCAAAGCTTCGGTTTGATAGTCCCATGATGCCTGTAGTTCCGATTCTAGTTGCTCGGGGCAATCTAGCATATAAAGCATGTCATTGACGAAAGCGTTTGTTTCTTCCGAACTACAATTATTATGGGTAAAACCATTAGTGCAAACGTAAGATGTTGGCTCCAAATATTCGCATGCCTTCAACTGCATTCGCTTAAAGTGCTGTAATAGTTTGTTAGTCATGCAAGTTCCTCCATTCCGCGCCATAAAACATAATCATCAGGAAATGCTTTAAAGAACCTATCGCCCGGATTATGCTCGTTAGCTGCTTTTGCTAGATATTCTGCCCAAATGTCTTTTACATTTTCGGCAATAAGAATATCAGCAATGCTTTCTCTATTGAAATTATCAACAGCTACTATCTTCATTTCAATCAATCCTGCTTGGAGAGGGTGGCGAGGGCTTGGCGGGCGTTTAGAACGTCCTGCACCGTGACGAAGATTGCGGCTTCATCGGAGGGGTTCTCGGCGCCGGTGAGGTATATGACTTCCTCGCCCACGAGCGCTTCCAGCGCCTCTACCATCACGCTATCCGGCACAGACGATGCCGGGGCGGTGAGGATAGGCGTATCGTCCAGCTCATAGGATAGCGCATCGCGCGGGCCGTCGGGGCCGTTGGGGTGCGTGTAGCTGATGGCCTCTTCGAGCGTGTATCGCCCCGCTTCTGTCTTGCTGGCGGTGTAGCCTTGCGCGTTGGGGCGATAGTAATAGCCGTCCTTTCGGATCAGGTAGCGATCCACCACCGGCGCCTGCTCTTTGGCGTGGGCGAGGCGGGTGTTCCACTGTGCGATGGCACGATAGTATGGCTTGCGGTGCTCACTATCGCTGAACGCCTTCGCACCACAGTTCTTGCAGGCGACGTGCGGCATTAGGGCCGTTTCAAAGGTGCCGATATAGACCCCTTCCCCACCACAGAACGGGCACGCCAGCATCTCTACTGGCGTATTGGGGTTAGCGGGCATGGCGATCGGCACCAAGCCGGGCCGAATTTTTCGTGACGCCTTCGCCATAACCGTAGCCGGGTGGCCGGCGTGCTGCTTGCAATACCCGTGGCCGGTCTTGGGGTCGCGATAGATTGCGGCGCGTGAGCAATATCCGTCTCCCTTCACAACGGCGTAGTGCGGGGAATAAACGGAGGGCGCCTGGAGCATTCGGCAGCACCGTTCACGCCCGTCTGCGGTCAACCTAGGCTCACTCATGTCCGCCAGCCTCCGCTTGCTTGCGCCATTCAGTCGGGCAAACGAGGCACCCGGCGCGCATAGCGAAGCAGCCAAAGCCGCTGGGATCGGGCGTATATACGGAGGTGAAAAACGTATCGTCCGGGTGGACGCCGTTGTCGGTCTGGTAGCCGCGCGTAGCGAGAACCGGATGCTCCATAACAGCGTTGCGGACCTCCACCACGGTCTGCCACGGCGCGGTCGCGATGGGTTGCCAGTCGCCCCGCCCCTCCCGGCTCTGCTTTTCGTTATCAATAGTCATCTAGTTTCCTCCATCTAAATGCCGATGATTACGCCCATCGGCTAGGCTTGTTTAGGTGGGTGCCTCAACGCTTCGACGTTGTACAACCTAAATGCGTAATCCGGTGCGTAGGCTAGCACTAGCCGGGCAACATCTTCGGTGGTGGGTTTCGGCCCCACGGCTCCCATAAATCATTCGCCTAGCCTATCGCGTTCTGCATAGGCTTCGGCTTTAGTTGCAAAAGGTCCGGCCAACCAACTTTGCATAACCGGCGTTTTGACAACATAGCCTTGCGGCTTTTTGTAAACCTTAAGGTTGCGACCTTGGTAAAGTTTGCCCATCGCTTCATCCTCCATCTGTAGGCACACCATACGCCTTGGAAATCGGGTGTCAATAGCCAATGTGAATTTTTTTCACCACTGAGATATTGACACGCTGGCGATATTGGGCCTATCGTCCGCTCGATCCTTATAAAGAGCGTAACAGCATGAATTTTATGGAAGACACGCGGACCATGCTTTTGAAGCTGGACCGAACAATAACCCTTACCGAAGTAGGCAAGCACACCGGGCTAACCGTAGCGTGGCTAAGTCGCTTTGCACGTGGCGACGTTGACAACCCCGGTGTTAGGCAAGTCGAAATTCTGCGCAATTGGCTCAATGCGCGGGAGGGCTAAGCGTGCCTACAGTGTATGACAACATTCCCGCCGAGCTTAAGGCGCGCGATCAATGGGTAGTTTGGAAGTCCGAACGCCTAGAAAATGGCAAGCTGACAAAGCGGCTTTATCAGTGCTCCGGCTATGGCGCTTCTGTCAATGATCCTAAGCATTGGGCTTCGTTCGCTTGCGCTGTTGAGTGCGCAGAGCGTTACGATGGCATAGGCTATGTCTTTGCCGAGGATGATCCTTATTGTGGCATTGATCTAGATAACGCTAACAAGCATCCTAACCCGGATTTCCAGCTTCGTCGCCAATTGGAAGTATGGGAACGCTTTCAGTCCTATGCCGAACGCTCGCCTAGCGGTGAAGGCGCGCATATTATTATCAAAGCGAATATCGGCAAAGGTGTTCGTGATGGCGCACTAGAGATTTATAGTCAGCAAAGGTTCTTTACCTTTACCGGCAATGTTATTCGCGATCTACCTATTAACGACTATCAAGAGCTAGCGCTTGCACTTAAGCACGATCTTCGCCCAGATGATGAAGAAGGCACTGCTTACGACGATGCTAATCAAGCCGAGCGGTCGGATGATGAAGTATTAGCTTCATGTCGCGCAGCTTCAAATGCGGAATTATTTAACTCGCTTTATGCGGGCTCTGATGCCGAACACGGCGGCGATACATCGCGCGGCGATCTTGCGCTAATGAATTTCATTGCGTTCCATAGCCGTAACCGCGATCAATCTTATCGCCTGTTCATGGCGTCAAAGCGCGGCGAGAGAGATAAATGCCACAAGCATAAATCGTATGTACCCGGCCTTATTGACAAAGCATTTATTGCTTTGCCTGATCCGGTGCAATTGGTGGATTTCGGGCCTATGTATGAAGCCGCTATGGCTTTAACGCAAACCGCCCCCGAGGCGATGGAGGAAGCCCCGAGAGCGGCGAGCATCCCCCAAAAGGGCGCTAATGAGGCAACGAGCCCTGACGACGATATAGACGCAATTGGAAAGACGTTCAAGTACGTTCCGCCACCCGGTCTATTGGGTGAAGTGGCGCAATTTATTTATGCCCAAGCGCCCCAGCAAATTCCCGAAATTGCCATAGGCGGCGCTTTCGGCTTTATGGCTGGTATCTGTGGGCAAGCTTATAACGTGTCCGACAAAGGCCTTAATATCTATCTCATGGTCTTAGCTGGTACCGGTGTAGGCAAGGAAAGCATGGCGACCGGCATTGATCGGCTAATGTCTGCTGTCATTGCCAAGGTTCCTGCTGCCACTACATTCCAAGGGCCGGGAGAATTTGCTAGCCCTAGCGCAATGATTAAGCAAATTGCTGATACGCCTTGCAGCTTGTCTATCGGCGGCGAATTTGGTCTGCGCCTAAGGCAATTGTGCGATCCTAACGCCAAACATAACGAAATTGGCATTCGCCGTGCTTTCCTTGATTTGTATTCCAAGTCAGGTAAATATGGCATGGTTAAGCCATTGGTTTATTCTGATCGCGCAACCAACACGCCGCCAATTCCGCAGCCCGCATTTAGTTTCCTCGGTGAAAGTACGCCGATGCGTTTTTACGATGCGATTGAAGCCGAGATGGTTGCGGAAGGGCTTATTCCACGTTTCTCTTTCATTGAGTACACCGGGCCTGTGCCGCCGTTCAATGAAAACCATGGCAAAGTTTTGTTACCTGATAGCTTAGTCAACAAAGCATCCTCACTAGCAGCATATGCCTTAACTATCGCGCATAACAAAGTGCCGATTGATGTTAATTATACGCCAGACGCCAAAGCGCTGCTAGATAGCTTTCGCGACTATGCGCGGCATCAAAATAACAATTCCGATTTTGAAATTACCAAGGAAATGTTTAGCCGCTCGCATATGAAGGTATTGAAGATTGCAGCCCTTATTGCTGTTGGGTGCGATTATATTAATCCAACTATCGATGTGCTAATTGCAGAATACGCAATAGGGTTTGTACTAACCGAAACCAATATTATGATTGAACGGTTTCAAAAGGGCGAAGTTGGTAAGCTTAAAAGCTCAACAATTGAAACTAAGCGAATTGAAGAAGTTGTTAAAGCTATTGCAGTTTTCGCCTTTTCACAATTTGGTGCCTACAAGGTTATCGGTGCAACTCCGGATGAACACGCACAAGGAATTGTTCGTAAGAACGCAATCCAAACTCGCGTATCGCCGTTGAAGCCATTCAATAACGCTTTGCCAAATACTGCTACCGCCGTTTTTCAGGCTTTACAAACCTTGGTTGAATGGGGTTGGTTAGATGAATTGGAGTTGCCCGGCGGCTCTAGAGGTCGAAAGCCTACGGGTTATAAGATTAGGGAAGAAGAACCTTTCATAGCTGCGTTTGCTAAAATGCAAGCTCATGGCAAGGGTAAATGATATTAGTTATTTAAGATTTCCAATATGCAGGAAGCGTGCCAAGTATTATTATTTGTTCTGTTTAGGAAATTGTTTTAGACTTAAATAATAATAAGTGCCTGAAAAAGCGTGACATTTTTATTATTATTTACGATTTAATTATTTTAGGGGGATTTAGGTTAAAGGGGTCTATTTCGTGGTATTGGATTGATGATTGATAACCTAACTATTCATCCCCTAACTTATACGTGCGTCAGGATATATACTTAAATAATAAATAATTAAATAATAATACATATTAGAAGAAGAAACGGCAGAAAACCGCCATTTTTAATGTTTAAGGTGTCGGTTAAACGAGAAAAATATAAAATTTCGCTCCTACCGCTACACGGCAAAGCCTCGCATGATAAATTGTAGGCATGTTGGAAATTAACGGCGGCGCGAAAATAAAATGCGGTTTATGCGAATTAGGTGTTGACACGGTTAGGTGGGTAGTGCATAACAACATTGTCGGACAGGGAGTAAGCGACACAAGCGGAAACGCTCAGCGGTCCAATTCTGCCCAAAGGCCTTAACCGACCGGAGACTGGCTAGGTGGCGCAGTCTCACTCTACCAAAACTAGGAGTGCAGAAGATGGAACTTTTCGGATACGACGAAAACGGCGAATTGGCTTTCCGCCAAGGGCCTTTCACTTTCGATATTGATGCAATCAAGGTCTTCTATGCAGAGAAAGATTTCATGGTTGAAGGCGGCATCTTTCATCTTTCGCTTGAAAAGACTTATCTTGCAGTCAATCATAAAGAGCGTGTTTATATGTCGGCTGTGCGTTAAGCCTTATCCTAACACAACGAACGATAGATGGAGGAATGAGTGATATGCGCCGGGTTATTCGTAAAGCAACGCCAGTTGAGCTAATCGCGGCTTGCATGGATAATGAAGGCGTTCGCCCGGTTGAGGGTCAATCGCGTACTGCTTGGCTTAATGCTAATTATGTGGTAACGGTTGATACGCGTAAGGGTGTTTATATCGCCACCAAACGCTAATCTAAATTGGAGTTGGGATTGTGAGTGATGATAGACCGTTTCCAGAGTTGCTAGACAATGCGGAAACCAAAGCGCTTCTTGAGCGTGCGGAGTATCTATGGTCCGATCTACAGGCTAATAACCTTGGCGGTTATTCCGGCATCAATCGCCCGTTTTATATTCTCAATGAGTTTAAGCGAGTGATTGAAGAGTTTGGCAATCGTGATGTTGGTTTGAATTGGTCTAAAGATCAGCTTGACGCGCATTCTGGTAATCCGCTTAACAGGAGCAAAGCTCATGACACCGATTGAACGTGTTGCGGTTAGTTTAGCCGAGGCTGATAATTGCGTTGAATGGAAAGAGCGAAGCGAGCGCAGTAAGGAATATTGGCGCAAACTCGCCAAAGCTGCTATTGCTGCGATGTTATCGGAGGAATGCGAAACGATCATCGAAGCATCGTTGTTTGAAGCTGAAATGGATCAATTGGAAGGCAGGGCCGACCTTGACCATTCCGAAGTTGCCGTTCGTGTCCGCAAAGCCATACTACAAGCTGCTTTGGATGAAGGGTGAGTTGTGATGGGCGCGGAAGCATGGCATTTTGAGTGCAAAGGTAAGCAGCGTAAGGGTGATAAGCCGGGTAGCGCTACTTTGCACGTTTGGCGTTTAAGCGATCAAGGATTAGGCTATTGCGTTAAGTGCGGCATCGTGCTAACGCTGCTAGAGACTTACAACTGCTTTAGGAGCCATTAATCATGACCCGCATGGAAGCTGAACGTTATGTGGCGGTAGCAAATCGCAACAAAGACGGCTTTAACTATTGGAGCAAGTTTGCACTTGATACATGGCTTGTAATGCGCTCTAAAGGTGGCGAACATAACTGCATAGCGAGTTAGAACAATGACACTTAAGGAACGCATTGCTAGGGCGATTAGCGACGCAAGCCACCTTCCGCCTGACGATCAAGCACAAGCCGCCCTTGAAGCGATGTTGGATTTAGACGGCGCGGCACTAGAGGAGCTTTATGCTGCGAAGTATCATGTGCTAGATTACGGTGCTCGCTACCATGCTGCAATCAAAGCAGCTATTGCGGAAAGGTGAATTATGAGAAGCTATGTTGACGCTATAGCGCAAAAGGAATATATGGCTAACAACACGCCTGAAAAACGAGTTATGCGAAACTCTTGTCCTAAGTGTAACGGTGACTTAGATACCGGATACGAATGTACTGTTTGCGGCTTTGACGCTATTGACATTGCTAACAAACTAAACAAGGCTAATTCAAAATGACCAAAGGCGAAGCGATCAAGATTGTGGAAACGATGTTCCAGCTTGATAAATATAACGAGACTGGTAATATGCGACCTGAAACCGCAGTTGCCATTAAGCGACTGCTACGGGAGGTTAAGGGTAATGGAAAGGGATGACGAAGAATACGCGGAAGGGCGCGGAGCTTATTTCACTGGCGTACCGTATAGCGAAGTAGGGCGACACCCTGATTGGTGCGAAGGCTATCGTGATGCGGAGGAAGAAGATGGCGGCGATTGGATGTATTAACAGCATCCTTCCACCTGTAGGTATGTGATATGATGGACGATGAAGGCGAATGGGACGGTGACGGCAAGCCTAGTTTGTTAGGCTGCTTAATGCTGTTAATTCTAATTGGTGTGGTATGGACCCCGCTAAGCTAGCCAAACCCGGCAATGAGGATAGTCATCAATGCGCGGTGATGTGTTGGGCGGCTAAGCATAAAGCTAAATGGCCTTGTCTCGAATGGCTGCATCATATCCCCAACGGCGGCACTCGAAACAAGATTGAGGCTGGACGATTGAAAGCTATGGGAGTGAGGCGCGGTATCTGCGACTTGTTCCTACCCTTCCCTAGCAAAGGCTATCATGGCCTTGTGCTGGAAATGAAGCATGAAGCAACCGGGCTTAGCGAAGTCGCTAAAGCGGGAATGGTTAGCACAGAGCAAAAGAAATATCTTGACTACTGTGCCGCCAACGGCTATGCGTGCGGTGTCTGCTATGGCTATCTTGAGGCGATTGCAGCTATGGAATGGTACTTAAGCGACTAGATGGAGGTATTATGACTAATGAAGAATTGGAAAAGGCGTTGGAAGCTGAAAAGGCTTCGCACAAGGAAACGCGACAGCGTTTGCGCGCTGCAAAGGACGTTCAGCTAGTTGCTGAAATTCGAGCCGGTGCTATGCGGTTGGAAGCTGTGCGCCATCGTAACTTTGACGGTAGCGAGGGAAATATTACCTTTGCTATGATTTACGATAACGATTTGATGGCACACATGGGCGAACAGGCTGCGAAGCTTTTCGCTTCGTTTGTCACTGATAACTTGGAAGGTCGCAAGTAATGACCGAATACGCAGAACAGTGCCTACAGCGCATGGAAGCATTGGTACGCAGGATGGCTACGGGCAACGTGGCGCACACCGTCTCAACCGAAGAAGCCCGCGCTATCGTTGCGGAGATTGATGGTGGGAAAACGGTTGATCGATCATGTAAAGAACTTGCCGATAAGTGGATTGACGATTTTGTTACGCCGCTCCCTTCTGCTAGGCGGACTTCGCTTGAAGCTGCTATAGGGGAAGCCATCGCCAAAGGTCGCGAGTTGGAACGATTGGATAGAGGCTGGAAGAATGGCGAGTTGGTGGATGCCATTAGCATTGAAGCTAAGACGGCAGCGTTTAGAGATATTCGCTAATGTCAGAGCCACACAACCCCAAGCGCTTTACGCATGATCGTAGGCACGTTTCTACGTACTACGCTAAGGAGCGGCGTGACTTGCTAGCAATGGCATTAGCAAGCTGGCGGCTTCGTGATAGTGGAGGGATGCAGGAATGAGTGAGCAACGCACACCGCTAGAGCTAGCTATGCTTGCTGCATGGCTTGGCGTTAGGCCCGATCAGCTTCCAAAGGAAATGCGAGCGCATACATGTAGGGATACTATGGAGCGTTGGCGTAAGGTTGGTGAGGCTGCATTGCAATTGTATAAGGAAAATGGCGATGCAATCACCACGCCTAACCATAACGCTTGACAAAGCCACAGAAAGGCTTATCGAACGTTACAGCAAGGAATGGCAATGCACTAAAGCTACTGCTATTCGGACTTTGTTGCATGATGGGGCTAGGTATAATGACAGAGCAAGAGATTAGGGACGACGAACGCCAGAAGATTGTTAATAACATTGCTGAGGTTGTCGCAGAACGCGATAAAGTACATAAGGGACGAAATGCCGAAAACACTGAAGTGATTAAAGGTGTTGCTCGTATGATTGCTCAGAGGAGAGTGTGATGCGCAGCAATATAGATGAATGCGAAGATTGGTATATCGAGATGGAGATTGATAAGATGAACCGAGATTATTTTAGCACGCCTATTCAGCATAGCCGCTCAACGCACGACTACGGGCGTTCCGGTCATATTGAACCGATGGACTACCCTAAGCCTAGCGTGCTTTGGGATTTGCTTGGCTACTTCGCAGGCGGCGTTGTTGTTGGGCTTATGCTTTTCGCTTGGATTGCGCGATGACTACAGCTGAGATTATCGTTATCGCATTGCTTGGCGGTGCTGCTTTGTATTGTATTTTTATGAGCGGCTTTCATTTTGGTAAGGTCGCCGGTCGCCGGGAAATGTACGACGAAATGGATACGTCGCCCTGTGACTATTGACACGCCCCGCCCGATATGCCAGCCCTTGCACGAAACAGGAGCTAGCTATGCGTCTCACCTATGTAGGCATTACCCTCGCAGCGCTAGCGCTCCCATTTGCCGCACAGGCGCAGTCTCAGGATGCTGTGAGGCCATTAGCCAATGCGACGGCGGCAGGCTCGGTAATCGCCTCTACGCGCCCTGTGGTGCTTTCCCGGCTCGCTGTGACGGCAGGCGCGAGCGCGGGCTATTTGATGGTTTTTGACGCTACTACGGTTCCAGCGGATGGCACGGTTACGCCTGTCATCTGTCGGGCGGTTACGGCTAATGGCTCGGTTGCTGTGAGTTTGGATGCACCGGCTAGGTTTGCTACCGGCTTAGTTCTGGTGTTTAGCACGACCGGATGCTTTTCGAAGACGATTAGTGCGACTGCATTTTTTGAGTATGCTGTGCGGTAACAACTGCCTACAGCTAGTGCTATCAAGCGGGCTCCTAACGGGGTCCGCTTTTTTGTTGTTAGGCGGGGTTGACAAGGCTTATTGGTTATGCTATAAGCATTGTGTTAGATGGAGGAAATGTTATGGCTACGCCCGTATGGTGCGAAATTGTGTGCGCTAATTGTTCTAAGACAGCGCCAGGAAAATATTGGCATGGCGTTGTGCGTATTCGCGAAATTAAAGCGGATGCAAAGCGTTATGGTTTTATTTTCACGCAGGATGATTGCTTTTGCAGCGATTATTGCTTAAAGGCTTGGAACAATGATTAACAACACAATCACAATCCCCGGCTATCCCCACAAGGTGACTGCTTTTGGTGGCGTGGCAGAAGCACGCGAAGCACGCAACATTGCAATGGCAGAAGACAACCTAGACGGCGCCATGGTTAGTTGGTATAAGCCCGCTAAGGTTTACGTTGTTTGGTGCGTTGGTAAGACGGAGTATTATTTGTGACCCAAGACACAGCATCGCAGGCCGAAGCGCGGGAAGTGCTGGCAAAGTGTCCGTTTTGCGGAAACGACGGTGGGCCCGACGACGCCAGCATCGGTCTCATCGCGGTGCAGGTTCGCAGCTACGAGGCTGTATCTGGCCTTACCGCGTTCAACGTCGAATGCGGCTGCGGCGCCAAGGGTTCGCCCTCCTATGATCGCGCGAAGGCCGTCAGGCATTGGAACGACCGTAGCCCGCTCGCCTTCTCCGCTCGCTCTGCTGACGATGGGGCGGGGGAGATTGATGCTGAAAGCGAGGCGGAGATCGCGCATGCGGAAAAGACGCGCATCATAGCGTGGCTCCGCCATCAATCCGACCTTGGCGCGAACATCGGTGTGGAGGCGGAGAAAGGGTCAACGCGTCGCGCCGCTTTCGGCGGTGGATCGCTGGCACTGAAACGCGCCGCCGACGCCATTGAGGCGGACGATCATATCAGCAATGACAACCCCGCCGCTCGCCCTGCTGTGAGCAGGGAGGCGGTAATTGCAGCGGTGAAGTCCTATCGCGAGGAACGCCGCATGTGGCCGTTCACCGAGGATATGATTGCAGACGTCTTCTTCCGGCTTCTCCAAAAGCAGGGGGAGCGGGCATGAGCGCGGTTGATAGGATGAAAGATTTAAATTCGCCTAAAGCGTTAGTTTGCCATCAACAACATAGAGCAGATTGTGGAGTAGGAACGGTATGGTTTGTTTGCTTGGCGGATGGCTATTTAATTGATTGCGGCGCAGAAGTTTATTCAGAGGCAAGAGCTGATATTTTGGCTAGCTTTATAAACACAGCCCCTGAGAAATTAGATAGAGATAGCCTAAAAGCATGGAGGAAAGTTTGATTTTCGATTGGCACAACAGCAAAATTGGCCGCAACGCTCAATCTGTAGGCATGATACACGAAGGTGCGCATTATCTGCTAACGGCAAGTCCGACTATTCGCGAAGGCGAGTTTCAAGCTATGTGTAACTCGGTAAGGGTTACAAAGGATTTGTTTGCAAGCATTAGTGAAGCTAAGATCGCTTGCGAAAAGTGGTTTCGGCGTGAAGTGTTGGGTGAGGTTTGGGATGCGGAAGCAGAGCTAGGTAAATGGTTTTATGATAATTGTAACGCAATTCGCGATGGTGTGCTAGATTGCGAAGCCTTCGCAAAAGCAATTCTTGCTAACTTCAAGGTAGAACCGCTGTGAGCGACTATAGCAACCACCCGCCTACTATCGGCGAAATTCGTTCGGACAAGAGCGAAAGCGCCGCTGATTGGTCGCCACGCGATGCGCTGATTACGGCGCTTAGGGCTATTGATAGCGGCGAATGGAAGCCCGAATATCTGCTTATTGCAGGCATTGCCCGCGATAAGGACGGTTATAATAATTTCGAACATTATTTTGCGGGTGGATACATTTTGGACTTGCTTGCGTTAATGGAGCGAGTTAAGATGGCTCGCGCTTAAATTCGCGCTATGGAGAAATTACAAAATGGCTAAGAAGAAGCAGGCCCCGACGATGGAGCTTACGGAAATTGAACAGGGCAACCTTGCCTACATTGTGGAACAGAATGACGGCGGTGCCGTTACGTATGCGGACGATAATTATTTCGGCACCCTAGTTGACAAGGGCTTTGTTGAAGTCAATAAGGAGCTTCTGGACGCAACCGGCAATAACTACGCAGGCCGTCCTACCGAATTGGGCATTAAGTTTATTAAGGATAATAACGTGAGTGACGAAGTTCAGGCCCCGGCAGTTACGGCGGCTTTTGCGATTGAAGATAACGTTGCACTTCCGGAAGTGAAGCGCGGCGGTGGCGGCGGGCGTAAGGGTCCGCGCGGTTCCAAGTATCCGTTTGACACCATGGAGAATGGTCAGTCGTTCTTCGTTCCGGCTACCGAGGAAATGCCGAACCCGGCTAAGACGCTGGCTAGCACTGCCTCAACGTTCGCCAAGAAGTATGCAACTGAGAACGGTACGCGTACTATTACGCGTAAGGGTGAGACTAAGACCGTTGCAGCCTATGACTACACGCGCAAGTTTGTCGTGCGTGCGGTTGAAGAAAACGGTGTTAAGGGCGCTCGTGTGTGGCGTCATGACGGTGCCATTGACGGCGAGTAAGAATTGATGCAATGGCCTTTTGCTACGGGCCGCATCATAAAGCCGAGGCTGATTAGGGTTCTGCTCCTTTCGACTAATTAGTTTTCATACCTAGCTAGCATACCTAGGGGCTTATGTATGCTTTTCGCAACTAGGACGTGATGCATGTAATAGATTAGTCGCGATCCTACGGCTTTCGTACAGTCGGCGCTAAGTGCGAGTTAAAGGCGGTGCTTCGGTGCCGCCTTTTTCGCGCTGTCAAGATAGTAATTGCCCTTGCCCAATGTAGGCATATCTGGCATTCTCTCCAAGGCCAATTCCGGCCAACGGAGCAACCCTAATGCTTCATGAGCCTATCTCACGTCGCACAACTGCGGAGCAGCTTGAAGACCTAATTGCCATCGGCAATCGCATTGCCCGCAGTCTTGAAGACCTTGCAGGACAAGCGTTTAATATGTATGGCCCCGGTCCTAATGATCCGCCGCCTGAGCCTTCCCCGCCGCCCCCGCCGAGTGATCCCGGCCCAATTGAAGGTGGTTAATGCTTAACCATGTTATCGATAGCCTATTTAGTGTAATGTTGTGGGTGGCGGGCTATGTGTTCGCCACCCACGCTCCTATTACCGAGCGCCGTATTGTTAAGCGTTGTTCAATGGCCGGTTTGCTTGGATGCATTGCCTATAATGCAGCATGGTATCCGCCTTATCCGCAGTTAATACTAGGCGTGCCGTCAACAACTTATTTCTCGTTCATTTCTGTAATAGTCGGGGGCTATTGCGCTGAGAAAGCAATAGATCGAGAATGGGGGCTTCCGCTTTTCACGCTTTTCATTCTTGACATTTGCTGCCATATTGCCCGCGCTTTTAATGAGATAGAATTTTATCCTTATTCAATTATGGTTGACTTAGTTGGATATGCACAAATTCTTATCTTTATTGCGTTAGGGGGTAAGGGTGTACGAGATAGGCTCTTTAATACTTCTAGCCTTCTGCGGAATGGTTTGGGTTCGGGTAAAACAGCGCGGGAAAACTAAGAATGTCCGAAATAAGCGCAATCCTTAGTTTTCTAGCTTCTAGCACGCCTACAGGTTATGCGCTTGTAATGATCGGGCTGTGGATAGCTTGGCGAATTTCTGCGCTTGTTCCTACATTGATTGATACTTGGGAAAAGCGATCTACAGGCATCGAGGCTCGCTTGCAGGCTAGCATGGTTGCTTATACCGAGCGCATGGACGCTCAATTAGAATTAGCCGATAAGCAGCATAAGGCTTGCAAAGAAGAGCAAGACCGTTTGGCTACTAGAGTTGCGCAGCAAGATACCACTATCGCAACTCAAAACGAAACCATCGCCAAACAATCCGCCACAATTGTAAACTTGACAGATCAGGTGAACGCGCTCAAAACCTCCAACATGCAACAGCAAATTGCCATTGCTGAAAGCGGGCCGCATAGCCCCGAAATGCATAAGGCTTTAGGCGTATTGAAAAAGGTGCATTACGATGGATAAGGCAGCGGCAAACGAAGCCTTTGTGCGCGAATTTCAAGCGCGGTGCGGGCTTGCGGTAGACGGATGGGCCGGGACTGCAACTAAGGCGGCTTTGGACGCTCTGAAGCCCTTGGCACCCATTGTAGGCATTAAGACGACCAGTTTTGCCGGTCGTGAACTGATCCAGTCTTTCGAAAGCTATCAGGCTACGACCTATGCCGATCCGGGGCCGACTGGTTTGCCTGTCACGGGCGGATGGGGAACGACCAAGGACGCTGCGGGAGAGCCGTTTAAGCTTGGTGTCACCTATGAGCGGCAATATTGGGAGAGCCTCTTTGCGCGCGATCTGGGCAAGTTTGAGCGTGCGGTATCGGCATTGTGTCCAATCACTACGCAGAACCAGTTCGATGCTCTGGTAAGCTTTGCCTACAATGTTGGTGAGGGTGCGCTTAAGGATAGTAGTTTGCGGCGCTTGCATAATGAAGGCAATTATGCTGCGGCAAAGGAACAGTTCGCACGTTGGAACAAGTCTGGCGGGGTTGTGCTTAAGGGCTTGGTCCGTAGGCGGGCTGCGGAAGCGGAGTTGTACGGGAAATGAGCGAACAATTTATTAGAGATTTGCCGCGATTAGTCTTGACTTTTGCAATTATTGCGTTGTTCGCTTTTGGCATCTTCGCTCATTACAGCAATGGACTTGAGGAAACGCTAAAGAACATTGTAATGCTTGCCGTTGGCTTTTGGCTTGGTTCTAGCAAGGGGACTAGCGAAAGCAACGACCGAGCCGACAAGGCTTTGGATTTAGCTAAGGGCGCGCAAGATAGCGCCAGTGAGGCAAAGCAATGAATTGGATTAAAGCCAATCTGACCATTGTAGGCATTATTGTCGTTTTAGTGCTTTGTTTCGCTTTGCTCTTGTCGGTAAAGAGTTGCAGTGAACGTGGCCAGCGCGAAGCACAGGCAAAGCAGGACGTTAAATCGGCAGATGCCTATGCTGGCGCGGCACAAGAGGCTGTTGCAACGGTAACTAGTCGTGCTAAAGCTGATACGGACGTTGACGCTATTGTTGCGGCGGCAACTTTGGAGATTGACAATGCCGAAAACCCTGTTGCCGCTCGCGCTGCCGTTATTAGTGCTGTCTGCGGGTTGCAGTCATACCGTTACCGGCCCGAGTGCAAAATGCTCCCTACTAATTCCGGCAATGTGGCAGAAGCCCGTTGAAGGCGCAGCGGTGCCAGATGGCACGGCGGTAGGGGACTGGATGGCAGCTTTTGTTGCGCAGGCGGGACAGTTAGAGAAGGCTAACGGTCGCACGACCGATACTATTTCGATTATTAAAAATTGTGAAGATTTAATTAATGCAAGTCGCGGTCGTAAATAGAGAAGAACAAATCCGATTAGTGGCGGCCGAAATCGTCAAGCTTGGCGCTGCTAATGATCAGGCGACAGGCTACAAGGCTGCGTGGAATGTGCTGAATGCCCATCCTAATATTGGTTGGGATACTGGCACTTGCATGATTATTTCGGAATGCTGGCAAACCGATCCTGATTTGCAAGCTGAAATTCAGCGTTTGCGCGACGAACGCGGGGAAGCTGGTTTTGGATGGACTAAGCGCGAGTTTCTAGAGGAACTTCGGCGCAGGGCGGAAAAGTCAATTCACGATAAGGACCGCTTTGCGGGAATGAAGCTTTACGCCGATGTTGCGGGCTTTATGCCAAAGGATGCTGCGCCGCAAGTCAATGTTACTACCAATGTAGGCATTGCTAATAATGTAATGCGCTTGCCTCCTGAACCGACCGATATTGACGAATGGGAAATGAAAACCGTTAAGCAGCAAACTAAGCTTATCGAACATGCGAGCGGGCCGGATGCTTGATATTGTGGCGATTAGTTTAGGTTTAATGCAAGTTGCTACCAATGAAGGCGACATTTTGCCAATTGTTGATTTGTTGGACGAATTTGGCGATTACACGCTTGATGTTCATGAAACAGCAAGTGCTGTTGCCGGACCTGATAAAAACGGACAATGGTGGCTTGTAGTTGTAGACGATTTCTCTACCGAGACGAAGCGGCACTAATGCAACCTAACGTTAATGTTGTTTGGGCTCCCCTTGCGGGTACATCGCAGGAGCTAGCAATCACAAGCCCTTGCGATATTACCATGTATCACGGCGCAAGAGGCCCCGGCAAAACCATTACTCAGCTAATGCGCTTTCGTAGCCGAGTAGGCCAAGGCTATGGCTCCTATTGGCGTGGTGTTATCTTTGACCGCGAGTTTAAGAACCTTGGCGATCTTGTCGCACAGTCCCGCCGTTTCTTTCCTAAGTTTGATGACGGCTGCAAGTTCCTGTCATCGGCACAGGAATATAAATGGGTTTGGCCTACTGGCGAGGAATTGCTATTCCGTCATGTAAAGAAGATTGGCGACTATGACGGTTTCCACGGTTGGGAAGTGCCGTTCTTGGGTTGGAACGAGTTAACCAAGCATCCTACATCGGAACTTTACGATAAGCTAATGTCAATTAACCGTAGTTCCTACACGCCTGAAAAAGACGGTTGGGTTGGGAGCGATACGGGTTATGGGCCGAATGGCGAAGTGCCGCCGCCTATTCCGCTGGAAGTGTTTATTACTACCAACCCTTCCGGCCCCGGTCACAATTGGGTTAAGCGCCAATTTATCGACCCTGCACCTAATGGAACGATTGTCAAGAAAGAAGCGGCAATTTTTAACCCGCAAACTCAACTTGACGAAATTTACACAAAGACGCAAGTTGCAATTTTCGGCTCTTACCGTGAGAACAAGTTTCTTGATCCTAAGTACATTGCCGAACTTGACGCAATTACAAATGAGAACCTTCGTAGGGCTTGGCTTTATGGAGATTGGAACGTAACCGCAGGAGGCGCGCTAGATGACCTATGGAACGAACGAAAGCACGTATTGCCGCGCTTCCCGATCCCGCGAAATTGGCGCATCGACAGAAGCATGGATTGGGGTTCTACTCACCCCTTTGCTTGTGCTTGGTGGGCTGAAACGAATGGCGAAGAAGTTATACTACCGGATGGCCGCACGTTTGCGCCTGCGAAGGGGAGCATAATTCAGATTGCCGAATTGTACGCAACCGAGGGTGTCGGTACCAATAAGGGCTTGAAGTGGGGGCCTGCTTTATGTGCTGAAAAGATCATTGCGAAAGAAAAGGCGTTGATGCAAGGCGGTTGGATTGTAACACAGCCTTGGCCGGGACCGGCTGACAATCAAATTCGCAATGTCATAGACAGCGAAAGCGATACGATTGAAACCAAGTTCGCCAAGGCTGGCGTAAAGTGGACCGAAAGCGACAAATCGCCCGGTTCGCGTAAGAACGGACTAATTCTGTTGCGTGATCGTCTAGAGGCTGTCATAAGTAAACCCGAACTGCCCGGTTTATATGTAATGACACACTGTAGGGACAGCATTGATACGGTTACTAGCATTCAATATGACGAAGATAATGTTGAGGACGTTGATTGTTGGGTTGCCGGAACTTTAGTAGCAACGCCTAATGGTTCTAAGCCAATCGAACTAATCTCAGTTGGCGAAATTGTTAATACTCCCATCGGTCCTAGAATTGTCGAAGCGTCTTACGTTTCAGGCAAATCTAAAACCGTGCGCGTTACTCTGGAAAACGGGAAAATTCTTGAGGGGACGCCAGAGCATAAGATTTTCGTTTGCGGGAAGGGCCTTGTTCCTCTAGAACAGTTACAGCCGGATACGTTTGTAACAGAGGAAGAAAATCAGTGCCTACAAAAGCCTCACTTATCGCCGCTATGAGGGCCGAAACTACTACAACCCCGGAATTTTTGCGCTCCAAGCAGGAGGAACAAGCCTTCATCGCCAAATATGGCTCGATGCTGGACGCGAAATACCGGAAGGCTACCATATCCACCATGTTGACGGTGATCTTGATAACAACACTCTTGAAAATTTCGAGTGTTTATCGCCTACCGATCATGCTAACGAGCATTTTGCAGAGCGCCGCGAAAAGCTTGCTGAGCAACTTGTTGTTTGGCGAGCAAGCGACGAAGGCAAAGCAATCTTACGGGACAACGCCCGCAAGTGTAGGGAGCGAACGCCAGAACGCGAACTTGCGTGCGGAAATTGTGGTAAGCAATTTGTTACTCAACACCCTACTGCTAAATACTGCTCAAACGAATGTGGAGAAAGCGCAGGGTATTGCCAAGTTCTCAAGAATTGTAAAATCTGCGATAAGCAATTTTGGGCAAAGCGTCATTCAACTAAAGAAGTCCAAACCTGTTCGCGTACTTGCGGTTGGGCATTGCGCCGAAGAAACGCTAGTGTATAATATCTCTGTAGCAGAGGCGCGATTGTTCTATGCAAACGGTATTCTTTCGAGTAACACTAACTCGGAAGATCATATGTACGATGCTTGGCGTTATCGTTGCTTGAAGGGCGCGAACCGTGCTGCTGCGCCCGGTAGTGTTAAGATTAGGATGCCTACATGATTACCTATTGCAGCGAAAAGGCGTTCGCTAGAGTGCTTGAAGTTTGCGAAAACCCGCCGAAACCTTCCGCTGCGCTTATTGAGTTAGTGCGCAAGGGCCGTGCAATGCGAAAGGCCGAGTATGTCCGCTGACTTCATCCACCCTGAACTTGTAGAAGTTCAAGACCAATACCAGCTAATCAGCGACTGCATCAAAGGCGCTAAGGCTGTTAAGGCGAGGGGCATCCTCTACTTGCCCGATCCTGATAGCGGGCTAGGCACAGCACAGTTAGGCGCTAATCCTCGCTATTACGGCTACATCGCAAGGGCAAACTTCTATAACGTTGCACAGCGCACGTTAGAAGGTTTGATTGGGCAAATCTTCCTACGCAATCCAAATATTGATGTTCCGAACCGGCTTAACATTGTCAAGGCTGACGTTGACGGCGCTGGTGTTACGGCTGTGCAGCAAGCTAAGCTGGCTTGCGAGTATGTGTTGGGACATAGTAGAGCGGGACTGTATGTTGATTATCCTAAAGCCGAAGGTGCTACGACTGTAGCGGACCTAGAGTCAGGCAACATTCGCCCGACAATCGCGCTTTATCATCCCGAACGTATTAGGAATTGGGATTACATTAAGGTAGGTGCGAAGTCCAAGCTTTCACTTGTGGTTTTGGATGAGGATTATCGCAAGGAAGCCGCCGACCGCTTCACGCGGGAGATTGCTATTCAGCAACGTTGCTTAATCCTAGAGAACGGTGCCTACAAGGTTGAGATTTGGCGTGATGGCGTTTTGCATGAAACTATCACGCCGCAAGGGCCTAACCGCCAAGCATTAGACGAAATTCCATTTACCTTCATCGGCGTTAAGGCAAATGATGGTAAGGTTGAGCCGCCTGCAATGTACGCGCTTTGCGATTTAAACATAAGCCATTACCGCAACTCAGCCGATCATGAAGAGATGCTTTTCATCTGTGGGCAGGCTACGCCGGTTGCATCAGGATTGACGGCGGAATGGGCGGAAAAGTTTGGTGAGATTAAGCTAGGCTCACGCACGGGCGTTCTGTTGCCTGCGGAGGGTAAGTTTGAGCTAGTCCAAGCCGAAGAACGCGACGCCATTTCAGCCGAGATGGAGCGCAAAGAGAAGCGCATGGTTGCCTTGGGCGCTAAATTGGTAGAGGAAAAGCAAGTCCAACGCACGGCCACCGAAGCAAGTCAGGACGAAGCGGCTGAAACTAGCGTGCTTTCGTCGGTCGCAAAGAATGTTGGTGCTGCCTACAAGTTTGCTTTTGAATGGTGCGCGTACTTAGTTGGGCTAGGCGACCGTACTAGCGTTGAGGGTGATAGCAAAATTACGTTTGACCTTAATTCGGAATTTGATCTTGTGCAGCTTTCGCCAGAAGAACGTAAGCAGTTGTTCGCAGAGTGGCAAGGCGGCGCTATTACTGATATGGAATACAGGGATAGCATGGTGCGCGCCGGTATTGCTACTGAGGACTTTGATTTGTGGGAAGCTGACCGCGATGCACGCGCGGAAAGAGAGGTTGCAAACGCTGCGGCAATGCTGCAAACTGAAGTTGAGATAACCGGCGATGGAGCTAAAAATGACGGAAGTTAAGAACGTTAAGGAACTTATTGAAAATTGGCCTTATAAGGATAGTTTTCTTAATAATAGCTACGACCGCTATCAGTGCATTTTGCAACTTGAAAGTGTAATGGCGCAATTGATCGAAGGAACTGCGCCAAAGGATTTGGTAAAGTATATGTTTCCTGTAATTAACTATATGCTTTCTCAAAGTATAAACGAAGAACATTACCGCGAAGCCTATAAGGGCGAGTTGGCAGAAGCTTTGGCTACGGGCGCGGCAATTCCTGATAATGAAAATCCGCTTAAGATGTTCGCTAATGCCAACGCTAACGGATAAGATTATCCGCCACCAAGTCTATTTGGAAGGTTTGAAGTACGGCGCATTGTCAAGTGCCAATCCAATCCTTGTAGGCATGGAACGAGACATACGCGCATCCCTTGTAGGTATTCGTTCGGACGGCTTAGGTTTTTTGTCTAAAGCTGCTTTGCGTAAGTTAATGCGAACTTTGCGCATTAGTATCCTGCGCCGATACAATACTTACAGCGATAGCTTGTTAAAGTTCCTTGAAGCGTTCTTAGCTGTTGAGGTTCGACAAATGCGTTCGATCTTTGACAGCGAGCCGACGCCAGAGCCAAAGGAGGAAGATGATAACACCTTCGCCGCGCTTTGGTGGCCCCGCTTCAAATCGAGCATCCTCCCGGCAAACGGTATCGCGATGGACAGCTTCGTTAAAGCCCTTGGCCCCGCTGCGGCTATTGCTGCCACACAGGTGCTACAGAGGGCGGCGGTAAACCGATCTACGCTAGACGAGACGCTAGAGGCTGTTGCGGGCCTGCGCGGGCGCATGGAGGCTCAGACGCGAGCGGTTCTCGCCACGGCTCTGCAATCGGTATCCGCGCAATCCCAAGCCGCCTTTGCTAAGATTGTAGGCATAGAAGAATACGAATGGGTTTCGATCCTTGATAGCCGCACAAGCGAGATTTGCCGTACTCGCTCCGGTTTGCGTTACCTTTACGGTAAAGGGCCTTTGCCTCCTGCTCATCCTAATTGCCGCTCTATGATCGTTCCCGTAGTTGACGGTGCAGCGGTTCCAAACCCCTCTTTTAAAGATTGGGTTTCGGGCTTGCCTACAAAGGTAAGGAAGGATATGTTTGCGGGCGATGTTGGTGAGAAATTTGAAGGTACTCGCGCAATATCGTTGAAGGTTTATAAAGATAAGATTGAATTGATTTTGATGGATTGATTATGAATATTCCCGATAGATGTTCTTCTGATAGTGATAGTATTTGGTTCATGCCTACATTTATAGAATGCATCGAACTAATAACTATAAATGGCGAAAAGAAGTTCTGTGTTGAATTTTGTATTAGTGAGCAATGGGCCAAGTGTATTGCTCTAGATGCTGATGGCAACACTATTTTAGACGGCGACGAAATTAAACTAGAAACAATTGAAAACGCAACTATCGAAGTAACTCTAAAAGACTAACAGTGTTAGTCTTAATTTTAATGGAAGGTTTCCAAAGTGGCACTTAAGTTAAACATTTCTACCGCAGAGCATGAAGCTTTAGACGATCATGTTAAGCCTCTTTATACCGCAGATGGTGACAACTTTAAGCTTGCTGTTGACGGCATTGAAGATACCGGCGCATTGAAGCGCGCTAAGGATCGCGAAGCTTTGGCGGCTAAAGAAGCTAAAGAGCGCGCTGATTTATTGCAAGCCGAACTTGACGAAATTAAAGCGCGCGAAGCTGACGCGGACAAAGACGGTAAGCGTAAGAAGGGCGATATTGAAGCTTTAGAAAAGTCATGGAAGGATGAAAAGGATAAGGCTGTTGCCGCAGAAGTAGCTAAGCGCGAACGTCGCGAAAAGCAGTTGCAGGAATTGCTTGTTGATAGCAAAGCCGATAGCCTTGCCCATGAACTTTTTACCGTTCCTGAGATTGGGCGCGACTATATCAAAAAGTTCCTGCGAGCCGAGTTGGACGGCGATGTCCCTACAACTCGTGTGCTTGATAGCATGGGCCAGCCTACCGCTAAAACTCTTGACGATTTTAAGAATGATATGCTTGACAACACAGCATTGAAGGGTATTTTAGTTGCGTCAAATGCCTCCGGTGGCGGTGCCGGTAACGGGGGCGGAAGTGGTTCCGGTGGTTCTACGAAGAAATTGGCTGATATGAGTGACGCCGAACGGGTGGAACTCTATAAGACTAATCCAACGGTCTTTAATCAGCTTGTAGCAGCACAAGGGACCACGTAATGGCAACTACTCAGCTTTCGGACGCATATGTTTATCCGGTGTATCAGTCGTATTCGGCGCTTAATGGCGTAGAAACAACCAACTTCTATCGTTCGGGCATTATCCGCCGTACTGCACAGCTTGACGCAATCGCGCGTGGAGCCGGTAAGGTTACGGAAATGCCTTTCTGGCTTGATCTGGACGCTTCGGGCGAGCCTGATTACACGAACGATGATCCGGCAGACTTCGCGGTCCCCGCAAAGATCACTTCGGCCAACATGGTTGCGCGCAAGGCATTCGTGCATAAGGCGTTCTCGACTATGGATTTGACCGAGGAACTTACTCGCGCCAATCCGATGCAGCACATTCGCAATCGTTTCGGTGTCTATTGGGAGCGTCAGGCAAGCAAGCGCGTCATTGCCATTGTGCAGGGCGTTATTGCCGATAACATTGCTAATGATAACAGCGATATGGGCCTTGATATTTCGGCTGGCAGCGGTGACGCGGCTATCTTCAATTCGGACGCTTTCACCGATGCTTCGTTTACGATGGGCGAACTTACGGGCGGCATGAATGTTATTGCAGTTCATAGCAAGATCATGGCTCGCATGTCGAAAAATGACGACATTGTCATGATCCCGGATAGCGAAGGCAAGCTGATTATCCCGACTTATAAGGGCGTTCGCGTTGTCATGGATGACAAGATGCCTAAGACGGGTTCGGGCGACGACACGATTTACACTTCGGTTGTATTCGGTGCCGGTGCATTCGGCTTCGGCGGTGTTGAAGGCCAGCTTATGGGCCTTGGTGAAGGTGTGCCGGTCAATCCCAGCTATGTCGAGCGCGAGGAACTTGCTGGCGCAGGCGGCGGCATGGAAGTGATTGGCGAGCGTAAAACTTGGCTCCTACATCCGTTCGGCTTTAGCTACACGGCTACCGATCAGAACCTTGCAGAGCTTAGCCCGACGCTGGCTAACCTTAGCGCGGCTACCTACTGGAACCGTGTTGTTGATCGCCGTAACGTTCCTATGGCTTGGATTAAGTCGAAGGCTTGATTTAACGGGGGAGGCTTCGGCTTCCCCCAACAGCTATAGGAGTTAAAGTTATGGGTAGTCGGGTTCTAAAGTCTAAGAAAGACTTTCGCACGCTTTACGATGAAAAGCATGGGTCGGGCGGCAATGTCGCGGGTACTGGTGTTTCAGGCAATGCCACTTCGGGCGGTTTTACCAAGCAAGTTCTAACCTTCAAGAATACGCCAATTGTGCTTGCTGATAATGCAGGTGTTGTTGCCTACGGTTCATTGAAGATTTTGGACTTTCCGCAGGGTTCGGTTATCATCGAAGGCGCTACGGCAAACCTTGTAGTTACCAAGACTAGCGCAGGCGTCAACGCAACTTGGAATGGTGATTTTGGCGTAGGCACGGCGGCGGCGGATAATACTAACACGCTTAGCAGCACTGAGCAGAATATCATCCCCACTACGCCGACGCCTGCGGCTGTTGCTGGCGTTACTAGCGCAAAGGGACGTTCTACCGCGAGCGTTACGCTTGATGGCACCACTACGGCGGTTGATGCCTACATTAACTTCCTTGTAGATGATGCTAATCAGGACGTAACGACCACGCCTTGCAATCTTATCCTGAACGGAACGGTTACGATCCTTTGGGCGAATATGGGAGATTATTAAAATGCAGAGTTTAGCAGAGCGCATTGCCGACCGTGAAGCACGCGGCAAAGAACTTGCCAAGGAAGCTTCGCCCGATGGCAAGCCGACTAAGGAGCAGATTGAGGCCGCGACTACGCAGACCATTGTTGCGCCGGGCACGACTTCGGAGGAGCTTAAGGCCAAGGGCGGCGGCAACAAGGCTCCTGAGTGGAAGGCTAATGCTTAAGGGCGATGGTGGGAGTGCTTTCTAATGCCTAATCCGGCCAACATCGTCTTTTTCACTAAAGGCGGAATGCCGACGCGAGCCGAAAAGGATTACGCCGCTACCTTAGACGGTACGGTTGCCTTTCGGCACGCGGAAGCGGCTACTTTAGAGCATGATAAGGCGTCGAAGTATATTGGTTATATTCCGGCAGCTTTCTTAGGCGAACCGGGCATTATCAAGGACTTTAACAAGACGCCTTTGCCAACGCCTGTAACCCCAACTGTAGGCAAGAAAGACAAGTAAATGTTAATTGTGGAAGATGGCAGCGGCGTTGCCAATGCCAATTCCTACGTTAGTGTTGCAGAATACAGGGCTTACGCTACTCCGCGTGGCGTAAGCCTTCCTGTATCTGACAGCGAAGTTGAGACGCAGCTAATCCTTGCAATGGATTATCTTGAGGTTCAATGCTGGCGTGGTATCCCTAGTTATGATGGTCAATCGCTGGCATTGCCGCGCGATGAAGTTTACATTGGCGGTTCCTTAATTGCCAATGACGTTATCCCCGGCAAGATCAAATTTGCACAAATGCAGTTAGCTTTGCAAGTCAACAATGGCGTCGATTTGATGCCTACAGTTGTGGGCGGCTCTGCATCCGTGGTTCGCGAGAAAGTCGGCCCGCTTGAAACCGAATATGCAACCTCACTCACTGTAGGCACGCAGCCTTATTTTCGCTCGATTAACGCTTTGCTAGGTCCATACCTTTGTAGCCCCGGCTTCGGGCAGTTTAGAGCAACTCGTGGCTAGGTTTGACGATGCCATAGCTACTTGTATCCGTTTGATTAAAAAGAACGGGATGCAATGCAATTGGGAAAAAGCAGCTTCGACTTTGATTGATCCCGATCAGCCTTGGTTGGGCAGCACAGAAGTTGTTACGGTTTACAATCCCTACATTTGCTTCGTGCCTGCTACGGGTAACATGTACAATCTTATTAGGTTCCTTAAAGGCACTGAGACGCCAAATGTTACGACATTCGGCCTTATGGCTCCACAAGCCTTTGCTCCGAACGTGACGGACTTGGTTATGCGAAGCGGCGAGCCATTAAAGATGGTTTATCTCGACACGTTGCAGCCGAATGAGCAGCAAGTTTTGCATATTTTAGGATTGACAAGTTGAACCGCTTAGACGCCAAGAATGAGATATTCGGCGTTGTGGCATCGCAGTGGGCAACCGTGCTTACTCCCATTGTAGGCACTAACCATGAAATACGTTATTTTGGCGTAAAGTATCCTACAGAAGTTGCTGTTACTAAGTATTGGGGACGGCTTTCGCTTCAAACGGTTAGTGAAGATCAAGAGAATTTGCGTAACATTGAACGGCGTTATCGCTCTTACGGCATTGCTATGCTTTTGTTGTTCGTGCCGATCAACGACAGCCAAGCGGCCACCAAGCTAGACCAAATCAGCGATGGCCTACGAAACCTATTCCGCCATTGCACCGCCGCTGATAATGTGCAATTCTCGCGCGCAAGAGTAGTTGACAACATTGACCCGGAAGCGGCTTGGCTGCGCGCCAACGTTGTAGCCGAATTTGAATATAACCAATTTGTCTAGGAATAAGCGATATGGCTGATACGCAATCGGGCAATCTTACCGGCCTTTATTACGCCGAGGAAACGAGCCTTAAGGTGCTTCCCGGCACCGATGGGGCGGATGCTATTTGGTACGAGCGCGAGCCTAATTCGTATTCAGATTTTGGCGGCGAGTACAGCCTAACCACACGCGCACCGATTACACATGATCGCCAGCGCCGCAAGGGTGCTGTGACGGATGTAGAGCCTAGCGGCGGCTGGAATGAGGATTTGACGGCCAACAACTTTCCCCGGCTGTTGCAGGGCTTCCTTTTCGCCAATGCCCGCGAGAAGGCCAGCACGCAGCCCCTTAACGGCACGCAACGCACGATTACGGGTGTGACTGCCACGGACGACCGTTACGCCGCTGCGGCGGGCATGACGATGTTTGTTGTCGGGCATTTGGTGTTCGCTAGTGGTTTCACGACCGCAGCAAACAATGGGCTTAAGCGCGTCACTAGCAGCGCAGCCGGTTACGCTGGCGTTGCCGAAGCATTGACCGACGAAACCCCGTCTAGCACGGCCAAGGTTCAGGCCGTTGGTTTCCAATTTGGTTCTGCTACGTCTGCATTAGACGTTTCGGCAGATAACCTTAAGCTTACCGAAAGCACTACCGATCTAACTACGCTTGGCCTTAGCGTTGGTGAATGGATTATTGTTGGCGGAGACAGCGCGGCTTATCGTTTTGCTGACACTGGCGACAATTCGCCTTTCTATGCTCGCATTAGTGCAATTACCACCGGCTCTTTGACGTTTGATAAAACTACTGGCGTTCAAACTGACGTTGCAGGCACTGGTAAGACGATCCGCATTTTCTTTCCTAATCGCATTATTCGCAATGAGGAAGATTGCACGCTAATCCGCATGAAGTCTTACACTTTGGAAAGGCAGTACGGTTGCGGTGCCGGGAATGTAGAAGCTGAGTATATCTTGGGTAGCATCCCGAACGAACTGACGATCAACATTCCTACACCGGGGGCAGATGCAAAGGTAAACTTAGACCTTGCCTTTGTAGGCATGGAAGTTGATTACCGCAACGTTACGGATGGCGTTTATGTCGGTACGCGCGTTTCTTCGCTTAACGAAGGCTTCTTTGGCACTTCGTTAAATGTCTATCAGAATAAGCTTGCTGTGCTTGATCCGGCTACGCTCAACCCGACTGCACTTGTTGCTTACTTGTCAGAAGCAACTATTACAGTTAACAACAATGTCTCTGGCGTTAAGGCAATCGGCAGCTTTGGCAACGCAGGCACCAATGTAGGCACGTTTGATGTAGGCGCTTCTACAACGGGTTGGTGGAACGGTGTTGCTGTTCCGCTCGCTGTGCGCAACTCGACGGATGCAACGTGGCATACGATTTTAACCAAGCAGAACGCAGCAATTGTGTTCGATATGCCTCTGGTAGCCTTGGGCAACGGTCGTGCGGCTGTCGAGGCTAATGCGCCGGTTACGATCCCGCTGGACGTTTCAGCGGCTAAGGGTTCGGCGGGCTACACCCTTATGACTTGCTTTTTCCCTTATGTGCCTACGGTGGCAATGGCCGCTTGATAATTCGAGCGAAGGGGCTTAAGGTAAGGCGGGCTTTCGGGTCCGCCTTATTTTTATGTATGGAATGAGATTGATGGCAGATGTTTATGGAGCAACGTCTAAAGATGGCGTTGATATTTGGGCTAATAGCCAAGAGGAAGCCGATAAAATTGCAACTATGACGGCAGAAGAATATCTTGGCCCTAAGCCGGAAGCAAAGGACGATAACAAGTGAGCATTAAGAAATTCAAGCAGGACGGCAGCAAGGCAAACGAAGGCGTTTGGTTTGATTACCCTGCAAATACCGATAACACTATTCCGCGAGTAAAGCTTGCGCGCGAAGGCCGCTCTAACAAGAAGTGGCTTGCAACCTTCCGTGACGTAACGAAGGACTTGGACACCGATAACCTTTCGGCGGAAGAAGATTTTGCGACGGGTGTTGAAGTGTTCTCGCGTGCCGTTGTTTTAGTTTGGGAAAATATCCAGCCTAACGATGATGGCGTTGCCCTTGCCGACACGGTAGAAGCAAAGCTTGCCCTTCTTTCCGATCCTGATTGGACTGACTTTTATAGCGATCTAAAGGACAAGGCTAACGACCGTGCTAACTTTAAGTCGAAGGAAAAGGCCGCAAAAAACTAATAAACGCGGTAGTTTTTCAAAGTGATTTCAAAGGCACCGACGAACAACTAACCGCGCAGATGATAAGGGACGGCGTAAAACCTGTAGGCAGAATATTGCAACGGCCTAAATTGCCTACAGGTTTAATTCTCTATTACGAAGCGTTCTTTGACCTTGACACAGAACGTAATCACGGAATGGGCTTTACGGCTATTCCGTGGAGTGCTATTGTCCGCTATGGCGAGTATTACGAGCTAGATACGGATGAGTTAATTTACTTTATCCGCAAAATAGACAACGCACATTTAGAACGTTTAGCTAGGGAAAGCAAGAGTGGGAAAAACACTACTAGACCTAGCGAAACGAATGGAAGCGCTACCGGACAAAATTGAAAAAGGTGCGAGCAACGTTGTGGTTTCAGTAGTCAAGGCTATTGATCGCGACGTTGTTCCGCATACGCCGGTTGATACCACAGAAGCTTTATCCAACTGGCAAGCTTCGCTTAATCAAAAAGCTGGTTTTGGCTTAGACGCCATTTTTCTCGGTAAAGCAGGCTCAACGGCTCCGCAATCGCAAGCTGCGGCTATATCGCATGTTGACAGAACATTACAGGCTAAGAAACCCGGCGAGCAGGTGTACTTGTCAAATCTTGCAAAGCATATCGTGCCTTTGAACAATGGTACTTCGGCGCAAGAGCCTAAAGGCTTTGTTGAGCGTGCAACCCTTATCGGCAGGCTTACAGCACGCCGCACCAAGCTAGGACTGTAGGCATGGATGAACGTATTGACATCGAAGTTGTCGATAAGGTTGCTAAGTCGATCAAGCCTGAACTTTTGGGCATCAGCGCAGCGGCTAAGAACGCCTATACTCAGATTGCCAAGCTAAAGCGCGAACTAGGTGTTACTGGCGGGTCCGGTATGGGCGCGACCATGAAGGCTGTTGCCAGCGCAGAGCGAGACGCTACTAGGGCAAGTCGTGAGAGGGCTTCGCAGGCCAGCGCTACCGCGAGAGCCTTAGATAAGGAAGCAGCCGCAGCCGCTAAGCTGGCGGCGAAATATCAGCAACAGGCGCGGGCGGCGTCCTCGCAATCTGCTTACAACAAATCGGCGGGGATTGGACGCTCTACGAAGTCGGCTGCGGATAGCTACAAAGCTTTTGATGATCACGGTTTGATTGATAAAACTTCTGCTAGCTTAGACAACATGGGCAAGAAAGCCGAGCTTGGCCGTCATCATCTTTTGAATTTAGGTTTTCAGCTTCAAGATTTGTTTGTGTCCCTGCAAGCTGGTCAAAATCCGCTTACCGTGTTTATTCAGCAAGGCGGGCAAATTGGTCAGATTGCCGCGCAGTCCGGTGTAGGTATTGGCGGCATGGCTAAGGCTATTGGTGGAGTGCTGGCTAAAGCTGTGTTTTCCGCAACCGCTGGGTTAGTTGCTCTTGGGGCCGGGGCTGTTGCTGTAGGCTATGCTTTTATTTCTGGCTCGCAGGATAGTGCAAGACTTAGCAATTCGCTTTCTATTAGCACGAACAAAGCAAATCTAACTACACAG